GCCTTTGCTATTGCCACCAATATACAAAAAGCCAAGGCAAAAAAGAAATAAATAATATTTCTTGACTTCGTAAAAACTAGTGGTATTATAATGTTGAAGGGAGGTGCTCCTATGAAGTACCAAGTCTTTAGCGATATGGATGGCGTCCTCGTCAACTTTGAGGGTGGCGTTCTAAAATACATGAACAAACGTTTTCAGGAACTAAAAGATCAACCAGATCATCCTGATCACAAACTTGCCCGTTCGGCAGCCAAAGAACTCGGCGGCTGGGACGTTGAGATCAACAAGTGGCATATTGCTCGGTCTGACCAAGAAGGCAGCTTAAAAAGAAACTACCGGACGAGAGACTTCATGTACCGGCTGGTAGAAGACGACGTTGACCTCTGGGCTAACCTCGGCTGGGAGCGTGGCGGCAAAGAACTTTGGGACTATATCAAAGACATCCCAGGATTGGAGATTTTGTCAGCCCCGATGGCAGAAGGTTCCAAGGTTGGCAAGCGGATGTGGGTTGAGCGAGAATTGGGTGTCCCAATAGAAAAAGTTAATCTTTCTGACAGCAAGAAGCCCTACGGAGTTTGGAACGGAAAACAAGGACTTCTGATTGACGATCGTGACAAATACGTCAACGAGTTCCGTGAAGGGGGTGGCATCGCTATTAAACATAATCCAGATGACGTGGATAATACGATTAGACAACTTAAAGAATTAGGACTCTGATTGTTTAACGATCCCAACTCAGCCAAGAAGAAAAGGATTCTTGACGAGATCCTTGGCGGACCACACCGCCAGGGCAAGGAGTACCTGTATCTTTCACGGTGCTGCGATCACCACAAAAAGAAACTTTCGGTCAACTTTGATAAGAACGTTGCCAAGTGTTGGACTTGTGATTGGCGAACAAAAAACTTACGACGACTTGTACGTCGTTGGGGCGACATCTCTCACATCAATAGATGGAAGGATTTTGACGCCGACGTTGAGCTAGGCGACCTAGACAACCTCTTTGCGAAGGAAGAGGAAATAAAACAGCGAATCGACCTTCCAAATGAGTTTCAAACGCTTACGGGTCGATCTCACCCACCCTCATCTCGCATGGTCTTCAACTACCTCCGCAAACGTGGGGTAGAAGAAAAAGATATCCTCTACTGGAAGATCGGTTACTGTGGAAGCGGGGAATATAAAAACAGGGTCATCCTACCATCATTTGACGAGGATGGCTACTGTAACTTTTTTACGTCCCGTACACATGACCCTAATGTCTGGCCTCCGTATATGAACGGACCAGGGAACAAAGACATCATCTTCAACGAACTGCTGATTGACTGGGAACGAGAGGTCACTCTGGTTGAGGGCGTCTTTGACGCAATCGTTGCCGGCGAGAACAGTATTCCACTGCTTGGGTCAACACTTCGTGAGGACAGTAAGCTCTTTATGAAGATCGTTAAGAATGACACTCCAGTGTTGCTCGGATTGGATGCTGACGCCCAGAAAAAAGCCATGCGATTAGTGAAAGCTTTGCTGGCTTACGATATAGAAGTACGCATGATGGACACGTCGGGTTATAAGGACATCGGCGAGATGCCTCGTGACGTGTTCCAGCAACGTAAAGAAAAGGCTCCTTTTATTGATTCGGATACCTATTTATTGAGGATCGCTTTGTCCGCATGAGGTATAGGTATGAAGATTTCAATTTCTCAACTTCGGAGTATGGTAGAAGAAGCCATTCTTGATGAGAAGAAGAAAAAGAGAAAAAAACGAAAGAAGAAGAAAAAGAAGGCAAAGAAAAAAGGAGGCAAGAAAGATGCCTGCTATCATAAGGTAAAATCCCGTTATGATGTTTGGCCTTCTGCTTATGCTTCGGGCGCTCTTGTAAAGTGTCGTAAAGTCGGCGCTAAAAACTGGGGTAACAAAAGTAAAAATGAGTCAATTGACCGAAACAGGATTAGAGAACTTGTTGAAGCAGAAATATCTAAAATTGACGAAAAGAAAAAGACTGACGGCAAAGGCTCTGGCAGTAAGGGTTATTCACTCCGTGACTGGTTCAAGGGCGGAGGCTGGGTACAGACTGGCGGTAGACATGATGGTAAGCCCTGTGCTAAACAACCCGGACAAAAAACCAAACCCTATTGTAGAGACCCTGACGACAGGGCTAAACTAAGTAAGAAAGAAAAGGATAAGCGTGCTGCCAAGAAGCGAAAGAATGATCCAAATCCAGATCGCAAAGGCAAAGCTAAAAACGTAACACAAAAACAGGGGAAAAAAGGATGAAAATCAACAAACAAGAAATTATTAATATAATCAAAGAAGAGATTGAGAATGAGGTTAAGCATCTTAATGAGTACGGTCCCAACCCATTTGATCCTGATGCTATGGCAGACAAGGCAGCCGACGATGCACGGTCGTTGGCAGACTTAAAAAAGAAGAAAAATGAAACATTACCAAATCTAAAAAAACGAGTGGTAGAGTTGGAGAAACTACTCAAAGATACCAAAAGTGCTTTGGCAAGTGAGCCTGGCAGATTTCGTAAGTTTACTAAAGCAGGTAAGCAACAAATCTCCGACCGAGCCGCAGGTCAAGAAAGAATCAAACAAATAGAAGCAGAGTTGGAAAAAACCCGAACAGAGCTTAAAAGAGTGGCCGACTACCTCGATAAAAATAGGGGATACAATTTCTAAAATGAAAAAACTACTAAACGAATGGCGACAATTTCTAAAAGAAAGTGATGTTGACCCAAGGGATATCGCAACACAGATCGGACAAGAGAACCAAAATTTACGAGATAGAATTGAAGCTGCTATGGAAAGAGAAGGTGTTGATTGGATTCTAGAAGACATCCCAGAGTGGTCTTTGATTGCTACTCCTACTTCAGAAGGTGATAGACAGCAGATGATTGACGATATGGACGAAATTCTAGCAGCCTACGGAAGTCCATCTGTCAAAGAACTTCTTATGACAAACGAGAGTGTAGAAAAAGAGATCTCAAAAACGCTGTCCGACGAGGGCGGCGCTGCTGGTTTTGATCCACTACACAAGGCTGCTAAAAAGGTAGAAAAAAAGATTTCCAAAAAAGAAGTAGAAGACATTATCAAGAAAATGGATAATGTTTATAAACATCGTGATGGCGATTATATCAAAGAGGGTGAGTATGACAGGGGCACTATCAGGAAAATGGTAGAAGAAGAAATAGAAAAACTCAACGAGAAGCCAACCAAGGGCAAAGCAAAAACCCACACAACCGCATCTGGCAAGAAAGTATCATACGGTCAGGCTGGCAAAGCTAAAGGCGGCGGACCCAGAGTCAAGCCGGGAACCAGCAAGGGTGACAGCTACTGTGCTCGTTCATTGGGCATCAAAAAAGGTTTATCTAAAAAGAAACAGAATGATCCAAACACTCCCAACAATCTAAGTCGTAAGAGATGGAAGTGTAAGGGTGCTAAGTCTACAAAGTGAGAAGTTAGGGTATGAAGAAACTGATGACCGAATGGAGGAAGTTCCTCCAAGAAGAAATAAAAGTCGTCGTTGGGTCGGCAAAAGATTACATCTGCCCTCCTGCAACTCAAGACTTAAAACTAAACACCAAGAACCGTGATGCTGCCATCCACGCAGACCATATCAAATATGGTCCTTTGAATGTTGATGAGCCAGGAGATTACTGGAAAGACATCGCTGAATATTGGGACACAACCGAAGAAGCAGCTAAGAAGTCTAACTGCGGCAACTGTGTCGCTTTTGATATTTCCCCACGAATGAAAGACTGTATGCCTGGCGAAACCTCTGATGATGACGGTGAGCTTGGTTACTGTTGGATGCATCATTTCAAATGCCACTCAGCCCGTTCCTGTTATACTTGGGCTAAGGGTGGACCAATTGACGAAGATAGTGTATCATATGAGTGGCAGGACAAAAACGAATTTCCTGAGGCGTAATATGAACTCCATCATTGAACAAATGATAGACGAAGAGTTAAGAATTCGTCAGCACCCAAACAAGGATATGATTATATCTGCGATTGGAAACCCTAATTTCCTTGTAACTTTTTCTGATGTAAATAAAGTAGGGATCAATCCAGGGACTAAGTTCAATACCCCTGCTGGTATTTACGGATGGCATTTTACCCAGAACACAATTGACGGAGCCAAAAAGAATAAGCTCTTCGCTTCTGGGAGAGACTACGGACACCTGATGAAAATCAGAGATGGTGCTAAAGTCTTGTGGCTCGGTGATGACGGCAAGACAGGCGGCGTTCCTTCACGAGAAGAAATCAATGCTGCGATCGCTAAAAAATATCCAGCATTTACAGAAGACACTTTCCCAATTTATAACATGCCTTCTGGACCTCCAGGTTCCAATTCACCACCTAAGCAGATGTTGTCTCAAAATAAAGAAGCCGCTCATGGTTTTGTTTCGCCACAAGAATGGCTAGAAGATCCCAAGCACGTTGAAACTTTGTCTAAGGTTTCCCAGCGAGAGTATGGCGGCAGCACAGAATCCGAAAAACTTTATGACTACGTTCAGGCTGCGGCTAAAGCATTAGAAATAGCAACTGATAAAAAGATTACTCTTTTATCTAATGGTATTTTACGAGCCCTTGGATACGATGCCGTTATTGATACTAATGGTGCGGGCATTATCCACAAGGCAGAAAAAGAACAAGGGTTCTTTACCCACCGAGGTGCTCTAGATCATGTAGCTACAATGATTAATAAGAAATATACATTCAGAGATTCAACTCTGTATAAACTTCTTAGGGAGCCTGGCGTGCCTTTGGATAAAAAAGAGGCAGCTTTGAAAAAACTTCTAGGTGTTGGTCCAGCTATAGCACCTGACGGAGACCCACAATTTGATCCAGCGTTTGAGAACCATGAGATCTTTGACACTTTAGATTATATAACTCAAGACCCATCAAATCCTTTTACTCCAGAAATGTTAAAAGATATGATCGCTTGGGCTAAGGAAAATATGGACGAAAGTCCTCTCCTAGCTCCTAGGATATTGAATAAGATACACGCTCACCCTAGCATGACAACAGAGATGCTTGAAGCTTCCTTGAAAGAATTTAACGACGGTGATATCATCGCAGCCATCCTAAGAAATCCTAACGCTCCAGATAAGTTCTTAATGGGTGTTTATTTTGGAAACATAGTTGTGCCTGTAGAAGACCCAGAAATTTCTGTGTTACAAAATCCTAATGTTCCTCAAGGTCTTCTAAATACTGAAGCAGATAGATATTCTAAATCTTCTACAATAGGTAAGAGAGGAAGGTTCGGGAACGGTCAAACCTCAAAAGCTGAACGAGCCAGAATGGTTCTAGAAAATCCCAATGTTTCAGAGGAAGCATTTAATAAGATTGCTAGAGAGGAAGATGGTACAATTGACCAAAACCCATCTCTTATGAACGCTGCTCTTGACGGTAAGAATGTTCCTATGAGTTACTATGAAGATGTTTTTGAGTTGATGCGCTCTAAGGAAATAACAGAATCTGAAGCAGACAATCTGCTTTTTAATATTTTCCGTAGCCAGTATACCCCAGAGGAGGTAATGCTAGAAGCTTTTGAAAACTACGAAGAATGGGCTGGACTTGGTAATTGGAGAGTAAGTGCTAAACCTTTGTTGAAATTTGCTCTTCGCTCTCGCATAAAAAACAGACCATCAAAAAAGTTCTTAGAAGCCATGAAAGATATTTGGAACCTGACCCGAGACGAAAAGAAGTTTTTATCTGCCGGGACCGATGAAAAAAGGACCAAAGAGTTATTTAAGACATTCGGGGTAAAGGTAAACGAAGGTATGAATTTAAAAGCTTTAATAAAACAAACCATAAACGAAACAATAAGTCAAGAGCGAATTCGTCAAGTCAACGAAAAACTTTACGAAGAGTACGCTGAATGTCTTGGCGAAGATATGCGAACAACCTTTTGGGATCTGCCCGAAGAAGGCAAGAACTTTGTGATTGAAGATTGGATAGAGCAAGGCAAGCCAGGACAATCTCTCGCAGAACAGCTTTTCGGCTCCCGAGCAGAACTAGAACAACCCTTCCGTCAACTCAATGAGATCAGTAGCGAAGTCTATGATTATGTGGTTGATGCTGCCGAAGACCTCTCCAAATCACAGTTGCGACCACTGTTCGGAGACAATGAGCGTGTCATTATCCCCATGGTCTCAGAAGAGAACGAACAGGTCAAAGAATTTTACGAGATGATCGTTGAGCCGCTCGCAGCCAAGGGCATCAAGGTTGACCTTAAGAATGGTGTCGCAACCAAAGAGATTGAGACACAACGAGGGAAACAAGAAAGAAAAACAAAACTAGGCAAGACCATCGGCAGAGAACTGTCAGCCGCTACACAAAAGTGGTGGAACAAGTTCCAGGCTGACTTCCTAGGCAACCCAGAAATCTTGGAAGCCCAAGATGCTATTGTGATTACACAGCACCCAGTTGACGTAGCAAGAATGTCTGACTTCAGTGAGGCTGATATTAGCTCTTGTCACTCAGAAGGTTCTGACTATTTTACTTGTGCCCTTGCCGATGCTAAACGAGCAGGTGCCGTGGCCTATTTGATTGACGGCGAAGATGTACCCTACGCCCAGGAGCACATCAATGATACAGAATTATTTGCTGATAGAAGACGAGATGTTGATGGCATCACACCACGGGCTCGTGTTCGTCTCCGCAGATTTGACAGTAGAGAGATTGCGGAAGAGGGCGGTCCTTTAGCTCTGCTTGCTCCAGAGACCAGAGTGTACGGCAAGAAAGTACCAGGCTTTTTGAGTACGGTTGCGTCTTGGGCTCGTAGCGTCCAGCAGGGAAACCCAGTCTTCAAAGATAAAATTAACCTCGACAAGTTTATAATGCGTGGTGGGTCATATACTGATACACCAACCTATAAGATGTTCAATGCCTTGTTGGGACAGGACGTATATAACCAAGATGATTTCCGACCAGCTAAAATGGGCGAAGAAGGCGACGTGGATTATGAAGACTCCGCCCGAGTACAGGAGATAATTGATGCTGCTGCTGAGGCAATGGCTGAAGCCAAATATGATTATCTTAATGACGAGAACGTTGAGTTTGAGTATGATATCCAATGGGATGAGTGGAGTGAAGTACCAGAGATAAACTATAGCATTAAGGTTATGTTTGACTACCCAGTCTATAAGTTTATTGGTGCCCCAAATGTTGGAAGCAAAGAAGAATACAGCGAAGAAGAGATGACTAGTGCTCTCCGCCGCCAGGCAGCTTTGGGGGCTATAAGAGATGTAGCGGAAAATGCATACAATGACTCCGACCACTACGACCAGTACATGGATTATACCTGGAGTTCTCGGATGCTAAATCGTCGCTTCGGTAGTGAGCAAAGATTAGTGATTGAAATCATAGCTTACATTGAGGATATAACTCACGACCCTGACAACTTTGGATATGAAGTTGCTGATAAAGTTAAGTCTTATCTCTTAGATGAGTGGGATGAAATTGATAGAGAAATAGAAACTGCTCTCAAAGAGGACGGCTGGCTGATCCAACAACCTTATGACAGAATCAAGGTTGACCCAGAAGACGTGAAGAAACTAGGACCAGAATCTTTTGAGAACTTTAACATTGTCAAAGATGCTGACCGTGGCATTAGAGCCTCAATGTCAGAAAGACTCCAGGGCTACCCACTAGGCGGCAATCGTGCGGCTTACTCCACCATAGAAGACAGAGAAGTTAAAGTAAGATACCCAGAAGGTCCAAAACTTATTGAAATCTTAAGGGAAACTGGAGAGGCAGATAAGTTTAAAATAGAATCAACTGGAGTCTTTAGTATGTTGGGACTCCCACCAGAGCGCCGAAACAATGTCCTAAAGACAATCAGAAAAGAGATTATGGATGCCGCTAGAGCAGCAGCCTCACAGCCTAGCCTACCACTAGATTTGCCTGCTGGCGAAAAGCGAGATGTAGAAAGCTTTCTGCCTGCTGTTGATGATGTTAAGGTTGGCTTTAGGCAAGAATCTGTATCACTACAACCATACAGAAGAAAAGGCGAGCCAGGATATGCTGCCCAGGGTGCCATCGTCTTTACATTTAAGCCAAGCGATAGTCAAGAACAGATTGACACCAATCTCAAGTTTGTTAAGTATCTTGACAACAATCCAGAGCCAATCTTTGATGCTATTCAAAAAGAGTGGACTGAAATCTTAGACAAGTTTGAGAAAGAGTTGCCCTTACAAAAGGAGACACCAAAACAAGAATCTCTAAATTATTTACGAAACCTAATTAGAGAAGCCATGGAAGATGAAGATTACGACGGAGTAGACTCAATTGATTACAAGGGCGAGCACTCTGCCCCAATGGCAGAAGACGGCGCTCCTCTGTGGAACATCGCAGCCAACGGCGTATATCCAGATGATGTCTACGGACCAAACGGTATGAGTTGGTATGGAACTGGCGATCGGTTCTTGGACTCCGAAGCTTATAGTATTCTCCGCAAAGCTTATGGACGACGGGATAAACAACTCACAGTCTACCGAGCAGTTCCAAAAGGGGTGAAGGGCATTAATCGTGGTGATTGGATTACAACAGTAAGACAGTATGCTAAAGATCACGGCGAGAGTGCCCTCAATGGCGAATATAGTATTATAAAGAAATCAGTAACTGCCCGAGACATTTTCACTGATGGTAACTCTTGGCTAGAGTGGGGATATGATCCACAGCCACGAATACCATATTCAGAACGAGAAGATTGGGAAAGATATCCAGGGAAGAAAAAATGAAAATTACAAAACAACAACTACGACAAGTTATTAAAGAAGAAATGGATAACCAAGTAACAACGGACGACTTTATTCAAATAAGCAGAAGACTTAGCAAATTGTATAGGCGTCTTGATGATATGGATGAGCGGGATGAGGTTCTGGAGATAAGAAAACAACTCATCGCTTTGCGGAAAAGGGTGACGGGAGAGTAGGGTGAAAAAACTACTAACAGAGTGGCGGAAGTATTTGAAAGAAAATTCCTTAAATTATATGAGAGGAGATTGTGCCCTTCTGGCGACCGCTGTTGGGGATTTGTCGGGTCTTCCAACTTACGGGGTGGTAGATGCTGATGATAATATTCAGCATGTTTTTGTTTATGATGAATCCACAGATGAAGGAATTGATTGCCGAGGGCGTATGCCCGTCGGGGAGATAAAAAACAATATTCAAGGCGAAGGTTTGTCTGTTCGTGAAGTCGGCATAGAAGAGTTACAACAGGTTTTTGGATTAAATTCATATAGTAACGAAGAGTGGGAAGAGGCAGAAGAAGAGGCGGCATCCTTGGTATGAAAAAACTACTAACAGAGTGGCGGAAGCTACTAGAAACAGATAATGTTATTCAGTTTCCCGATCTTTCAGGGGAAAAAGAAATAGAAGTAAACTCTATGTCATCTAAAGTTAATGATTTAGAAGACAGTATAGGCAAGCACCTTGGCGACCTTTATGGAAACCAGGCGTCTATCCCAACAGAAGTACTGGAAGCGATGGAAACGTTTCTTGAGAGTATCAAGGTGGATCAGTAAAACAAACTTCCCAAACTATTTATTATATGGATAGAGAAAGGGAAGCGTGGCAGAACATAAAAGACAACGCCACATCTGACTACGATTATGCTGAGGTGTATGACGCCACACCTGTGACTAAGCCAAACTATATTACGGCTACTGTATGGACGACCATCGTCGCCGTGTTAGTGTGTGCTGTATTCTCAGGTTTCCTTCTCTATCTTTACAACGAAAGCAATATAGAGGAAACATTATCACAGGCTGTCAACCAGGCCATCATTTCTCTAGAGCAAACCATAGAACTACAGAGCAAGGAAATCTCTGCTTTGAAGGAAGAAAATAAAAAGATACACAATTACCTACAACTTTGGACCCCGCTTGACACTCAACGCTTGCGACAGCGATATGAGGACAGGCACAAGCCACCAACAGGTGACGACTTATTTAATCTAGGTCCAGAAATTATAATTAACGGTAGAGCATTACCACCTCTCCGAAGACTAAACTTGGAGGATGGCATATGCTTACCTTTTTAGGAATAATTGTTTTAGTAATTTTTGTCCACGAAATGGGTCATTATCTTGCCGCCCGAGCCATGGGCGTCGCAGTTGATAGTTTTTCAATAGGGTTCGGTAAAGTGCTCCTTAAAAAGAAACTATGGGGAACTGAGTGGCGAGTATCGCTCTTGCCTTTTGGTGGATACATTATGCCACGAGGCGAGCAAGATTACAACAACGAAAAGAATGATCCTGAGTCTTTTTGGGCTGCTGCTCCGTGGAGACGTGGTGTAATTGCTGTAATGGGTCCAGTATTTAATTTGTTATTGCCGTGGCCTTTGTACTTTATGTTACTTGTTGGTCAACCGTTTCCTGATGTTGTGGTGCCTGATGGTGCCGAACCAGGAATAATAAACGTTACTGACGCTGCTTATTACTCACATAAGATTTCCACCAACTTCTACAAGAAGATCTGGGCTGCGGTCAACACACCAAGAGAACAGCCAATGTCACTCAAAGATGTGGGCGGACCTGTAGCAGTCTACGAATTTACGGAGAAAGCAAAACAAAGAAGCCAAGAAACAGGAGACTGGGGATTCCTTGTTGACTGGATCGTCTTCTTCTCAATCAACCTGGGTGTTATTAACTTATTGCCAATCCCAGTACTAGATGGCGGACACATAGCGATGGCAGGATACGAGACAGTCACAAGAAGAAAACTGTCAGTTATTGCCCGCCGCAGATTAAACCACGTTGGAATATATTTAGTGGGTGCTATATTTATTCTAGCCATACTATCCGATACATTTAGACTTATTGGAATTTAGAAACTATTTATAGAAGCCTTTAAGGAGGACAAAATGAAAATTACCAAAACACAATTACAACAAATGATTCGTGAAGAGATGGAAAATCTCAAGAGCGAAGGTTACATGGGTGCTTATGACAGAGAAAACAGAGAAGCCGACCGTGAACGTGCCCGCCGAATGCAGCGCATCAGAGACGAAGAGGAAAGAAAACGTCAGAGGGGCGGTTATAGAAGCCCCGGCGCTGGCTCTGGCATGGGCGGCATCGGCGGTGGCGGCAGCGGAAAGAAAAGATTTCCTGGCTTTAACCGTGATGACGAAACAGCAGATCAACGTGAAGATCATAATATCGATGATTTATATGCTATGGTCCGTGACCTAGAAGCAAAAATGAAAGATCTCAAGGACAAAAAATGAAAAACTTTCTAGACAAACTTGTAAGTGTTTTTAATAGTAAAAGTTGTTGCTGTTGTTGCACTTGTTCGTGCTGTGAAGGAGAATGTAAGTGAAGATCACCAAATCTGAACTCCAACAAATCATCAAAGAAGAAATGGAAGCCATGATGGGCGACGTTCAGGTCGGCGATGAAGTTGATGTCATCGGCGGTGTTATGGTCGGAGCAGTCGGAGAGATAGTAGCAATGGGCTCAGAAGATGGCAAGCAGATTGTTGTTCTTAATCTACTTCGCCCAGCCGCTGACGAAAGATACAAAGACCTAGGACCCCAAGTCATAATCCAGCCAGACTTTATTGAAAAGCGAACTGATCTTTTTGCTAAGAGAATGGGGCGCAAAGCAGAGAACCCTGGACGTGGACCAATGAAATACTACGGAGTCAAAGACGTATGAAAATCACCAGAAACCAAATCCGTGAGATGGTGAAGAGGCAACTTGATGAACGCTGCCAAAAGGGCTACAAGACCCACGAAAAGCGGAAGACCAAAAAGATGTTCGGCAAGCAGTATAGAAACTGCGTCAAGGCAGAGTCTGAAGAACCCGCTGAGGGTGAGACACTAGACGAAC